AAGGTTTCTTCATTTATAGTCTTTATGCTTTTTATTTGGTTTTCGGTCACTTTAACTTTTTTAGAGCCTTTGCTTTTTTCAATTAAATCTTTTTTTATTTTTAATAAATCTTTATTAGCCAATTTACCCACCTTTTTCTAAGTATTTGATAGCTTAGCAACCAAAGTATAGTTCGATCGTTTGGATACCTTCACCTTCTTTTGCTTTTTGAGTGACTTTCCCTAAGAAGATTTCATCAGAGTAGCCATTTCCTTCGGATGTTGCTGCGCAAAATTCTATTTCGTCTTTATCATCAAATTGCTCGATCAATGCTTTCAATTCTTTGACTGTCATATCAATCAACTCCTCTTTTTTGAGTCTATGTACAAGCCCGCCGAAGCGGGCTATTTTTATGCTTCTGTTGCTACTTTGCGGAGATACGCAACTTGAACTGGATCTGTGTGAATCCAAGTGTCGTAGCCAGATTTTTCCATCATCGCTTGGATTTTCTTCAAGTCACCTTCTGTTTTCACATGAGTAAATTTGTTTCCTGTCAAAAAGTAAACTTTCGGATCATTTTGATTTCTAAATAGTAACATGGTTTCTCCTACTTTCTTTGGTTGAATTTGTGGTGTGTTTGCTTGTGTGTTGTTGCTTGTATTGCTGAAAACTGCGTTCTTGAATCGTTCGAACTCGCTTGGTTTTGCTACCCAAGGAGCTGGACAGTTTTTGCCTGTTACGTCAAAGTGGCGCCAAATCTTCTCTCTCGTAATATGAGGATAAATGGCGATCAATTCTTTAACGGCCTTCACAGCATTTTGGAATGTCTTTTCCGTAATGTTTCCATTCTTGTCTAGGCACATTTCAACACCGATCGTTGAATAATTGGCGTTACCAATCTTAGAATACAACGGACGATAGCGTGAACCATCTGCATTGTATTTGCTAATTTCGTTGGCGTGATACGCAACTTCATTTAAGGGAATAATACAGAGTGCTTCAATGTCGTCTATAAACAGTTGAGCAGAAGCATAGTTTCCTTTTAGATTATTAAAATAGTTCTTGTGATTGCGTGCGGTGCCACCATTGTTGGCGGTGTAGTGCATAACGATACCATCAATACCGTTATTCCTGATACCTGGTCTTGAGTACTCATTAATATTGATATACTCGTATTTGATAAAACTCATCGGTATTTCCTCCTTTTGACAATATTTTTTTGCTATAATCTCCTTATCAGCAAGTGGTCTGCTGAAATAGCCGATAAGGAGGTGAAAAACAATGTTTAAATGTCCTCAATGTGGTAATCAAGGAGCCTTACCACTTATGCCAACCGATGGCACAACCCATTATTTTCTACCATCAATTAATGTTGAAACTAAAGAATTGAAGCTTGATACAGGATTGCCTGTAAAAGCTTATGGTTGTGTTTCTTGTCAAGCAGTATTTTTCAAAAGTGATTCCATCGGAAAAAAATTTGGTTAAATAATTTATCGCATCACTCTGAGTTATTCTTTGAGTGATACAGTTAGATTTTTAACTTTAATATTATCTATATCAATTTGAGCTGGCATGCCAATTGTCAGCTCTGTTAATGTGGCATTCTTTTTCATATAATCTTCCACTTCAGATACAGCATTTTGTAAATTAGAAATCGTCCAGCCTTTCTCAGTTACAAAACTAGTAACCATCTCAATAAATTCTTTTTCTTCTGCTTCTAAAACAATTCTTTCTGCTTTCATGTTGATCCCTCCAAATTTTTTGTATTAAAAAAGAGCAACCGATCGGCTACTCCTTCTTTTCTGTAAATTCTTGGCCATCGCCATAGTCTGGAACATTTTTACTATCCAAAGCTTTGGTTTCAGATTGTCCATCACCATAATCGATTTTAATTTCTGTTACTTTAGGTTTTGGATTTTCAGTACTATCCTGTAATTTAGTTAGTCTTTCTTTTACCCAGTTTGGAATTGGAATCCCCAGTTGTCCAAGATTTTCAATAATTGAGATTCCATAAACAGCGATATAGAAAAAGACGAATGCAGTTGCAAACGTCTCGAGATTCATAATCTTTAGGTACGGATAAGCAATGATCACTAAGCACACAACTAGCATATGCTTAACAATGCCAAGTAATCCTTTTGTACTATTAGCGTCTTTGATAAATACCCCTTTGCAAAGTCCTGTCACGATATCTCCTACCACTACCCACAAGAACAGCTGCACATAACCATTTGTCAACAACCCTCGAAATTCATTTAGTAACACTCCATTATCAATAATCACCATATTTACCACCTTTTCTATTAATTAAGCAAAATTAGAATTCCAACAAATTAACAAGAGCAACCTTATTCTGGCTGCTCTTGTTCTATCATTTGTAACATTTTTGATTTCACTGCTTCATTTACGAAGCTGAGATCTAAATCCTCTTTCCCTAACGTCACTTCTGACTGAAAAGACATGTCTTTTTTCTTGCTCGACACTGAAACCGAATAACCAGAAACATTGCCCACATTGTCATAAATAAACGAGATTGACGAAATAACCATCTATATTCCTCCTTCCTAGATATATACCTCACCTACTGCTGTGATCCGACTGTTTCCGCTGTTATTCGATAGCTTATACAAACGCCCGTTTTCAACTTGGAATTTTTCAGTCGCACTCCCTTCAATCCAGACTGGAACGGTAAACATTTGTGGAAACCCTTCTCTTACCTTGTCTGGAAGAATGGCAACAGCGTTGCTGGTACTTGCTCCATTGGCTGAACCATTCCAAACAAATTGATCAAATCGAATTAGAATCCTGTTCATGTAACGTTTTAAATAGATATCACCAGCAGTCCCTTTTAATCTGGTCACTTTAAGCCATCCGGTATCATAGAGCATTTCAGCAGTCAAAGATCCAGCAAACTGTGTATCATTAAGTGTCAGCCTATCGTAGGTTAGCCCTAAAGCTGCCAACAATTTGTTTTGATCACCAATTTTGTCATCATTGTATCGCGACATCGTGAGGTTCCCTGGACGCCACGCATCTTCATAGGCATAGCGCCTAATACCATTTGATGCTTTATTTACCCCACTATTCGTTATTGCGGATCCTTCCATGACCACTGTACCAGTAGAAACACTGCCATCATTGTACGTAACCGTGTATGGGTTCCTAAACTCTGACCCCACAATTAAAGCACCTTCTACACGTTTGAACACACCGTTTTCGATTTGAACGTTACTGACGATCAAATTATCAATTGAGATCCCCCAATGTATCCATTTTGTGCCGTCCCATTTGTACACTGTACTTGTTGTATCATTCGGATCTTGCCACAAGTCTTCTTTTGCTGGATTAGTTGGTGGTGTGGCAGAAATGATGATCGCATCTTTCCCTTGTTGAGCGACAAGATAGAAATAAGCACTGTAGGTATTGTCCGTATATTTGAATCTGGTACGTGTCCACATATACCAGCCCGCTTTAGGTGTGGGTCTAGTCCCTGACCATCCAGAGGCTGGTGGAGTTGTTCCATCTTGAGAAATGGAATAGCTTATTTCTTCGGCGGCAACCCCTTTACCGGAATCACCTTTCAATGGTTCCGTTTGTTTTACGCCCTCATCATCCTCAATCGTAAGCGAGCTGTCATCGTTAATTGTGATGATAGGACTTTTCCCTGGTTCCCCTTTTTTACCATCATCGATATTGGCAACCGTCACCTCAGCACCACCACGCACATTCCCCGAATCGTCTGCTACTTCAAAACGAAAGACTGCCTTTTCTTCGATATCTGCAGCATTGATCGTCACTGTCTTGGTATTTGAAAACAAAGTGCCATCTTTATACCATTTCAGACTAAAGGTATCTGTTACATCCTTGATACCATCTCTAACACGAGCAGTTAATGTGGTACTGCCGAATCCATTTTTGAAAGTAACTCCATCACTAGTGATGATTTCATAAGTAAAGACTTTATTTGCTTCGATTAGTTTTCGCATTCGAGCAAGCAAATCATTACTGATTTCGGATTCTTTTTGAACAAAGTTAGTAAACGTTGTCCGATCACTAGATGTCACACCTAATACAAGAGACTCGGTCTGCTCATATACCCTGGCTTCAAGATAAAGAGGTGGATTATAATAAACTGAATCTTCTAATGAGAACGTATCTCCTGGATCACTGTCAAAATATCCTTGTGTTTCATAATCAACCTTGATCTGGCTTATTTTTTTTAACTCAGAAAGCATGTACCCTTTTAAAGCTTCAACGGTGGTATATTCTGTTTCTCCTCGATCATCAAATA